GCGCTGACCAAATTCCTCGGATTTACGCTCCAAGTCAGCCGCCTTGATATCAAGTTCCTTGGAACGGAGCTCAACCAACGGATCAACCGGGGGCACCTCCGGAGGCATAAGAGCCGACATGACTTCCTCGGTATATTGAGCAACTAGGTTAGCAACCATGGCTTCAGGGTTGCCCATCTGTGTGGTCGGGGGAGCCATTTCAGGAGAAATCTGGCCCATTTGAATGGCGTTTTGTATCTGCATGGTCTGCTGCTGTATCTCCTGCTGCATTCCCTGCAACTCCATCTCAACCTCCTGTTGCGCCTTCAACGCAATATGCTCGCATAAATGCGCCTGCAAGGAAGCTAACAAGGGCGGCGTTGCGGTCAGTATCGGCGTCTTCATGAATATAATGTGAGCCGTCATATGAGCGTCGTGGTCCTGCCCAGGGAAAGCCTTTAAAGGCTGCATGGCGATGGTCGACGCATTCTCCGAAGCCGGATCCATTGGTTGGGGCTCCAAAGGAGCCGGCAACAACGCCTCTATGTTATGAACCCCTATAGCCTCGTATATCCTGCGATACGCTTCGTACATATTATGCATATCAGGACTCGCCTGCGCCAACTGAAGCTGGGTCTGGGCAAGCGCGAGCCTTTGAGACATCGAGAAGATATTTGGGTCGGATACAGGTATAACATCAATGCGATCATCGAAATCAGTCTGTTTAACGGAGGACTCCGCTCCATACACGTTGTACGGATACATCGGGGGCAGCGATTCAGCAAACACTCGAGCAAGCATTTTGAACTCTTGCTTCTGTGCGTAGTGCAAGCGTTTGTGTATTGCGGACATTACCTTGGAACCACGTTCCAAGAGCGCAACAGTCGTCCCTACAGCAGCATTCTGGTTTCCATCACCGACCTGCAAATCAGCAATCGCCGCGAACCGCTGCCCAGCTTCCACCACAAAGCCTAGAAGCGCCATCAGCGTCTGGCTAGGCTCCTTGTACGGAAGCGGCATGATGCTTTCTCGAAGAGCGCCGCCGGGAACATCAATATCGCGAAACTCACCAGGAGACAGAGGCTCATCAGAATCGCGAATCCGGATACCGCGAGCCTTAAAGCCAGCAGGAAGGTTAGCAAGAGTCCCAGCATCTATCAGTTGCCTCAAGATTGAAGTGGCAGAGCGGCCCAAGCCGCCAATCATATGAAGAAGACCAAATCCGTAGAAGCCTAGCCCCGGCAGAAACTTGTAGTGCGAGAAGTACTGGATTTTCTTGTAGTACTCGTCCCCCTCGCGCCAGTTCCGACGCACGGACAAGACCTTAGAGCTACCCTCGTCAATCGTGATGATATACGGGAGCTTAATTCCTGTTTCTTCGCCATCCAGCGGGCTGACATGCTCAAATCCGGGAAGATCAAGATCTGTATGCACCTCTAGCAGCGTGCAATCTTGCTCGTCACCGCTGGTTCTTTCGATTCCCAAGAGGCTCCGCTCCTTCTCTCGGACTTCGTCGTCGTCCTCGTGAGCCAGAATATCTACATCACGGTAAAATCCGGCTGCTTGGAACTTCCTAACGTCATTCGTGTTCATGCGGATGACATGCGTGATACGACTGGCTGACGAGAGATCCGTTGCGCTGTACGGAACTAAAAGATCATCGGCCGGCACAAATCTGGAAACAGCGCGATCCAGGATATCGTCAAAATAAATCTTCTTAAACGCACTTCCAGCGAGCGGTAGGTAAAACAGAAGGCGATCCATTTCAGGGTCGTACTCATCCATTACATTCATGATCTGAAAATTCATGAACTCCTGAACGCGCCGCGACTGAGCGTCTATTTCAGGTGTCGATGCTCCAACGACCTGAGTGCGGACGGGGCCGGAACTCGGCAAGAGTTCCTTGTAAGCCTGGGCCTGAAACTGAGTCACCGCCTCCGCAATAACGGGATGAGTGACGCCGCTAGCGCCTCGGAAGGGTTGGTCACGGGGCGTATACTTGACTCCTAGAAGCTCAAGACCTTCTGTATAGGCATTCTCCCAGTCCTGACGCCCGCTCTTGTCGTCCTCATAATAACCGGCAAGCTCCGAAGAAATTTCCATCAAAACCCGTTCGTCCAGTATTTCGGCAAGATTAGCGTCGGGTTCCGCCTGAAGGCTCTCCTCGATAATTTTATTAAAATCTATGTCAACGGAACCATCCTCCGCAACAAGATCGGTAGGCTCTTCGACTTCGATCTCAACCTCTTCGTCACGTATGCCACCGAGTGGCATACCTTGCGACGGCAGCACCGAATCAATCAAAGAAGTCGGTTCATTAGCCATGTTTACTTACCTTTCTCGGGCGCAGGGCTTCGGTTTCGTCTTTGAGCCGAGCAGCGCGTGGAATCAAAACACCACCCTTACCAGTCGCAATCAAACACATAGTCATATCAGGCCGCGTGACGGCAGCGGTCCAGCTGTTGGGTTCTATCGGAGACCGAAAAATCTCAAACAACACAGAGCCCCCGGACACACCCTGAAATACGACAACCTCGCCATGTCTTTCGGATAACTCATCCAGTAACAAGGCGCGTGGGCCGCAGAGGGTGTCCTGCGCCCGAGCACTGAGCGCAAGAAACCCCGTCAAGCTGGTTGCCAGTAACAGGCTGATCAAATTTATGCCAAACCCCTCGTTCTTTGAATCGGCCGAGAGCTGCGCTGTTGGACTATCATCCTAACCGGCTCCCACACAGCCGTTTTAACTGATTTTTTTGACACTGCTCTTGTCAGTCTTATTCTCTCGTGGAGTAACGGCTTTCTCGTAGTAAATTATAAGCTGTTTCTGCTGCTGCAGAAATCGTTTCAACTCAGCCATGTTAAGTGCCAGCGTCTCGTAGTCTCTCACACTTATAGCATAAAATAGAAAATCGCCATTCTCTTTTTCAAACCGCTTCTTGAACTCTTCGAAGGTGTCTTCCGTGACTACATAAAAATATATGTCGTTCAGAGTGATCGGGCGCGGACGCTTTTGGATGGGGATCTTCCGCTCGACCTCAACCGTCCGTATCTCAAGCGGGATTATGTCCTTGAATGTGCTGCACCCGCTACTTAGCAGCAGGAGCAGGGGCGACAGCACCAGATAGCGCCTCCAGCGACCTAAACAGCTTCCGTGTGCCATCATTGATCTTCTTCTCCACGAGACGCGGCTTTTTCATACTGAGCTTTGCCAGGTTGTGCTTCCGAAGCTTGTTTATGAGAACGTCCTTGTAGACGTTCGCCTTGTCCAGATTGGTTTGAAGCTCAAGGTTAAGCTCTTCGAACTTCTCGCGGTCCTCGATCATCGCGTCAATCGTATCGTCCTGAAGCTTCTTGGCGGTTTCCAGCTTGGCGGTATTCTCAGTCAGTATGCGAATCCGCTCCTGGCTGTCCTTGTAGTAGTAGTAGCCGCCATAGACGGAGCCGCCCACGAGACCCAGGACGATGACCAGAAGATATATTTTGAGCACCTAGATGACGCCCCTTTCCTTCAGGAAAAAGCCCAGCGCGCCGCCAACGACACCGATGAGGACCACGATCGGCTGGTCGACCAGCACCCCGATGCCGACGACTGCACCGCCCGCTGCGGCGTAGCTCGACGGCTCTTTCATTCTGCTCATAATCCAGTTCATCGCATCACCCTCGCTGAGTTATTTACCTTTAGACATGTAGGCCGTCATGCCCATGAAGGCTCCGACAACCGAAGCCATTCCTATGTAGAATAATCCAAATAAATCAGCCAGTGCTTTAATTCGAGTGTCTGGAAATATGGGCAAGAACACAAAAATAGTAAAGACCAGCATTGATATTATTGCAACCCAGGCCATGCGGCGCTGGGCGTCGGCCTTTTCGTGTTTCGCCAGGGCCTCAACTGCGGCCAGCTCCGTATCGCTCACGATGCCGTCGCCATCCAGGTCAAGCTCGTTAAAGGAACTGCCCTTTTCCAGTTTCTTCTGTGCCATGGCCAGTTTTCCGCTACTTCGTTAACAGCGGATTATTCAGGGCATCCCTAAGCTTTTTATCCTGGCGCTTCTCGAACACGGTCAGCTTGGCGTCAATGCCGTTTATCTTGGCGTCGAACCGGGCTGACGCCGACTCCGTGATGTCTCGGATGTTCTTCTCTGAGCTTCTGGATATTGTCGTCAGACGGCTGATTTTATTGTCAAACCGCTCGTTCGCGCTCGCTACGACACCACGCATGGTCTTTTCGGCCTGGCGCATGGCCGCACGGGTCTCTGAATCAAGGGAGCGAGAGCGTTTATCGACCGCAGACATGGCATTTTCCAGGGATGCGGCGTCCGCTCGGGTGTCCTGGCGCGTATCCCGCACAATCCCTTGCACCTCGAGCACCCGATTGCGAACCGAGGCCATCTCCTTGGTCACAGAAGCCATCGTCTTGTCCATTACCGCCAGTTTCTTGTCG